TTCAAGATGACCAAGTTCATTAGCTCATGGTTGTTGGATATGAATAAAGTTGTTTATACAGCAAGACTTATTACCTTATTATAAGGTACTTATATAAAACATTCAAACAAGCGTTTTGTGCATTATGCGAATTGAATTAATTATATAAATAGTTTACACTTCTACCATATTAACGATTGGAGCGTGATTCAAATGAAAAAATTATTGTGCGTAATGTTATCTGTAATTATGATTTTTGCTTTTGTGGGATGCGGTTCAGATACTAAAGAACAGGAAACAACCAAGCAGCAAGTAACAACTTCTTCTACTAAACCAAGTTCTAATGAAAATTCAACCAAAAAAGAATCTGTTGATAACGGCATCTTTGCTTATGCTAATGCAGATAAATCTGGAACAAAAAAAGATACTACAGAACCTGATAACAGTCAGACACAAGCTGCAACAGAAACGCAAACAAAATCCACTAATGTAATTGAAGCTCAACCTGAAAATCAGCCTGATAAACAACCTGATAAACAGGATACACCTGCATCAAACGTGTCTAGTAATGAAAATAATGCTATAAGAAAAGCTAAAGAATATTTAAACACTATGCCATTTTCATATGACGGTCTTATCAGCCAGCTTCAATATGAAGGATTTTCATATGAACAAGCAACTTATGGTGTAGATAATTGTGGTGCTGATTGGAACAGCCAAGCACTAAAAAAGGCTAAAAACTATTTAGATACCATGGCTTTATCTCGACAAGGTTTAATAAACCAATTAGAATATGAGAAATTTACTGAAGAACAATCTATTTATGGAGCTGACAATTGCGGTGCTAATTGGAATGAACAGGCTGCAAAAAAAGCAAAATCATATCTTGATATCATGTCATTCTCAAAAGATGGCTTAATTTCTCAATTAGAATATGAAGGATTTACTCATGATCAGGCTGTTTATGGTGTAACTCAAAATGGATATTAACACAAAGGGAAGGCTCAACACCTTCCCTTTTTACTATATTACCTGATAGTTTACACCCTTTCAATATTGCAGATATTAATTGCACATGTTACATCATAGTCTCCAATAGAACCATCATCATTCCAGTCTTTAACTATACCAATAACAACTCTGTCTCCTTTAACTTCGATAACATCATATGTGTCATAGTACATCACGAATGAGCCGCCATCATATGTAGCATTAACAAGCACTCTTACCTTATCCCCGACATTTATAGATGTATCAGAAGTCTGATTGTTATTGCTTGATGAATTAATGCATCCGTCATTGATCCAACCCGTTCCGTCATTTACAAGGTATGGATTGGCAGCCCCAGGGATAACTCTTGTGATTGTTCCACTTGTGAATCCTGCGGAAGGTGTGAGTGGTTCTTCTGATGTTGAAGATGCGTATATTCTGTCATATTCTACATAATCGCCTTCATGATACATTGTATCTGTGCTTGTAGAATCTATGACCTCATCAGGCTCTGTTGATGTATCTTCATTACCTGTATTGCCAATAAGCTGATTATATACTTCATCACGCATAATGTCATAATCAACCCTTGTACCATCATCAAGATGATGGTCGCTTGATTCCTGTGACATAGCGAATTTATCATCACATATTTCTCCATCATCATTCCAGTGAGCTTCCCATATAAGCGCACCATGTTCAATAAGCTCATCTACATTCATGTAAGTGTTTAACCAGCTATGACTAGCATAGATTCCTTTAGCCTTAATATCTGCCAGTTCATCAAGCCAAACAACAGCTAATGCCTGTGTACTATAATAATCAATACCATGTCTTTCCTTATATCCGTCAGCATCCTCAATATCAAGGAATACCCCTATAGGATTGCTCTTGTTATACCACTCTCTAATGTGTGCTGCTTCACTTCTTGACTGCTCATCAGAAGCTGCATACTGGTATAAATACAACGCATATGGTATATTTCTGGCTTCACACTCATCTATGTATGTCTGTGCCATGGTGTCACACTGGCTGCACTCGCTATCATCCGCGCTTAAATCACTTCCATATCCACAGCGAATAATTACAAAATCATAATTATCCTTAATATAATCAAAATTAATATCCCCCTGATGGCTACTTATATCTATTCCTTTTTTCATAATTAAATCCTTCTTTCTGTTTTAATTCAAAAAAAGGAAGGCTGTTACACCTTCCTTAAATAATAAATATTCTTGCTTTAAGTATCACTTTTTTGTTATCTGTTTATATGCCTGATTAACACCTGTTGATGCAAGTCCTGACACAATACCAACTGCAATTGCATTCATAATGTCATTTGCAGGAAAATCAGGAATAACAAACATTCCTACAGCTCCCAGAATGCCACCTGAAACACCTACAATTACAGGAATAGCTTCATCCTTAACCTGCTTAACCTGCTTTGCTGCAGTACCAATCAAATAAGTAATAACCACAATTGCAAGAACGGTTCCCATCTGTGTAATATCCATTTTAATCACCCTTACCCTTTCTTCTCTAAATCTTCAATCCTATGGTTTGCGACCTTGATTTTTTCTTCCTGAAGTGCGGTCAGTTCTTCAAGCTTAAAAGTTCTTTCAATAACATTGTTATGCTTATCAACCCGTTTTGTTAATTCAGACAGCTTGTAATCAATCAATGCAATTGTTTTGTTGTGCATTACATAGTTATTCACCAAGCAAACAACTAATGTAACAAGTGCTGTTATAATAGCTTCCATGCCCTTCCCTTTCTTTAAATTTTGATATTAAAAAAGCACCTCATAGCAAATCTGTGAAGTGCTTTAATCAATTATTTTTTTGAATGTTAGATTGCCATTGGTTCTAGGCATAAAAGCAAATTTGCCAAGCTGCAAGCTGTTCGTATATTCGCCATCTGTTATGTACAGCTTTCTATTGCTAAAATATGCAACTTCTGTATTGTTCTGAAAAAATGATATTCTGTCATTTGCAATTTTCAGCGTAAGTTCACTGCCTGCTTCTCCCAATACAATATTGCCATCAACGAACCTTATGTACTTGCTAATCTCACGAAATCTTGTATCAGCATTGTTAGATACATCATCAATATTCTTAGTAAGATTATTAAATTGCATCTCAAATCCTTTTGCTGTATGTTCCAGAGAGGAACTTACAGCACCCACAAGATTATCTGTTGCTTCTTTAGTGTAATAGTTTTCTGACATTGTCTGCTTTAAGCTTTTTTCAGATGTACTTATATCTGCTGTAAAACGCTGCTCAAGCTGTGTTATTGTGCTTGACATATCATTTACCACAACCCATGCTGAACCATTCCACTGCTTTAAAGTTGGTGGATTTACAGATGTATCTAACCACATATAGGTTTTATCCGCTGGCTCAGTGTCGCTTTGGATTGCTGCGTCCTTTCCACGCTCTCCTATCATGCCGACACAATAAGCAACACTTGAAGTATTATCTGTATAGATTGTTTCTGTTCTCGTCCACAGATATTGCCCAGCACTTACAACAGGTATTGTCGTTAGCCATGTTCCTGATGGAATAACAGTTCCGCTTGAAGATGCCTGATATGTAACCGTTGTTGAGCTGATACCTTTTCCGTCTTTACCTGGCTGTCCTGGTTGTCCTGCCAGTCCATCTTCCCCTATTCTGCTTATAGAATAACTGGTAGATGTAGTTTTATCTGTGTAAGTTATAATCGTTCTGGTCCATAAATACTGCCCTGGTAATGTTTGTGGAATATCAGCGGACCATTCACCTGTCGGCACATCTACACCAGACATACTTGCCTGATACGTTATATCCGTTGTATCAATGCTTTTACTATTCAGCTTAATATTCGCAACTTCATTTCTGACTGTTTTAACATACTGATTAAGCTGCTCCATCTGTGATAACTGCTTATCCGTTAATGTCTTATATGTTGTTCCTAGTGTAAGCTTAGTGTTTTCAGGTTTAAGCAATTCCCGTGTGAGCTGCTTTACAATAAAATTCTTATTCTGAATAGAATGTGGCTTTGTGTTTACCTTGACATATCTGCCAATCCTGAAACTGTTTACATTTGCCACCTCTCCATCTATGGTTGCACCATTCAGGTCGGCAGCATTTACCGAAATAGAAGCTGTAAACTGTGCCATATTGTCAATGTATGCCTGTCCTTTGATCTTAAGATTAGATGGAAGTGTTACATCATCCCAAGTGTTGGTTGTAAAGATATAACCATACTTATCCACGGCTTCTGCGTTATACACAAAATCAACATTGTTATTAACATCCTTGATTGTTAATCTCTCACCAGTCTCATTGCCCTGCTCATCTTTAAGCTTATATCCAAGAGGAATAAGAGCTGTTGCAAAGTTTTCTGCCTTAGTGTTCTTTTCTAAATCAAGCAGATTCTTTCCAAACTCTATAACCTGATTACTCAGCACTTCAAAATCCGCAAGGTAATCAATGTAAGTGCCATCTGCTTCATGGCGCACCCACAAATGACCGCCAAGATGGTCAATAAGCTTTGCGTTTAACTCATCCCATGTACTTACATAATCGCTATTAGACCTTACTATGTAATCATTCGGATCTGTTACGGTTATATTGCCGACCTTAAACTGCCTTGCTTCATCTACCTGTGCATTATGGTTATTAATATACTGTGTAAACAGCTCTGCAGGTGTTCCACTTTGCCCTTCAGCAGGAAAGGAATACGGTCTTTGAATAGAATCCAATAAAAAAGCAAGTTCCCCTTCACAAGAAACCTGCTTTTCATTATAGAAACCTGTTTTTTCATCATAAACCCTACCCCTGAACAATGGCTCTTTTATTCCATCTTCATACACAGTTATGATAGATTTCATTTTTTCTATGAAATTGTAATACGGATGGTCAGGATAGATGGTAAATGTGAAGGAACCCACCTTGTTATCCTCCTGACTAACCTTTGGATTGATAAGCTTAAGCTGTTCCAATGATGTATCTAATATCCGCTTATCATCACTAAATGCGGTTATTCTCATCACAAGCCCCCTTCCTGATATGTGAAGGTGATATTGCCTGTTCCTGTTACCGTTACAGTATTATTGCCTTCTACAAGCTCCAATGTAGGGATTGTAAAAGTTCCTGCGTTAACAATTGTTGATGTACCGCCAAATGTTATTGTCATTGAATCTGTTGTTGTAATGGAAGGAACTACCCTTTTCCTTGAATTAACAAGAGTAATAGATACTGAACCATTAACCGCCTGTGTTACAACTGTCGGCAGCTCCTTGTACTTCCACGGTTCACATGTACATTCAATACTTATCTGACCAATGTTTTTATTTTTAGATAAAGCTGATACATCCAGCCTTCCTACATAATAATATTCTGGATCATCATCAAGCACAATCTTCATTCTTTTTCCATGAAGAGTATTCAATATGCTTGAATACAGTTCCAAAAAATCAGATTGATTCACTATTGTATTGAAACTGAATGACAAAGTTCTGCTTTTGTATTTAGGTTCACCAAAATACTCTGTATAATCAATCATTCCATGTGCGCCATCAACATCAACATAATTGGTCTTAACCATAGCACTTCCAATCTCTTTTTCTGTTAATATTAAATTAAAATCATCATAAGAATGATAACCACCAAATGTTACACCAATCATATTATTGTCCTCTCCTGCTTGCTGCGCTTATATCTCCAAGTGCCGAATCCATTGCAGGTGCTAATTCTCCAACAAGAACATCTCCATTCAAATAGATTTTGTCATTTCCCCTGCTTGCAATCATATCCATAAGCTGATTAAGCTTGTCTATAATGGCTGCAGTACTGAAAGAAGCATTGATTGTCGGTGCAGGATTATGTCTGTAATTATTTGTATTAACAGAGTTGCTTCCTGATACCACCATTTTATCAATCAGGTTTTCAACAGGTTCTATTGCATCCTCTTCATTTTCTTCAACACCGTTTCCGATACCTGGAGGAATAAATGCACCAACTTCTTTAGCAAAGGCCTTTGATGGCGAATGTATATCTGCTTCATCCTTTGCTGCAAATATACTCTTCTTTATAAGTGAACGTATCTTTGTAAACAACGAACCTGACTTTTTATCAACACCTGAGCTGATACCATCAACCATGTTTTCACCAACAGATGATGTATCCGCTTCATCCTTTGCAGATTTAACGGCAAGCTTTGATAAATCAGACATTTTTTCCATCAGTGAATTTTGCTTGCTTTCAACACCATCTTCATAGCTTAATACAGCACTTTCACCCACTTTTGCATATTCTTCTGCCGTTTTTTTAGCATATTCCTTGGCATCTTCTAATCTTGTTTCAATGGACTTCTTCTGCTCTTCCGTTGCAGAATTATAATAACTACTAAGAAGTACATAATAATCCTGTGCATCATTCTTCTGCTGTTCAAGAGTCTCTTTCTGCTTCTCTGCACTCTCTCCTGCAACATCTGCTGCCGACTTATACGACCGTCCTAACTTATCCATATAATCAATGGCTTCCGTTACGTTGCCCTGCAAAATCAAAGTAGAAGCATTCTCATATGAACTTATATCGTCATAGTATTCAAATATCTTATCTTTTGTATTGTCATATGCTATCTGCTTATCTTGTAATTTTTCAACTTCTGCATCATATGCAGCTTTTGCCGTTTCCACCTTCTGATCTATTGCCTGCATTTCAGCATATGTAGCATCAATACTGACTTCTGAAGCAGCCTTCTTTGCTTCCTCATATTCAAGTTCTTTTTCACTTACAGCATTCTGCTGCTCAATAAGTTCTCTTTTCTTCTTATAAGCATTCTCCTCTTGCTCTGTCAGATTCAGCAATGCATTTTTATACTTTTCTTCTTTTGCAGACAAAAGAATTTCCGCTTTCTTAGATTCAATAGTGTTATAAACAGATTCCGTTAACTCATTGTAATTATCAATCTGGTTGCCTGTCATGGTATATTCAGTACCTAAAGCTTCATTTAACTCATTCAGAATAAATTCTGCCCGCGCCTTATTAGCATCCGTGACATTACCTTCTTCATCACACAAAGTCTGTAATTCTTTCCATAATCTTTCAGTGTTAGCGACTTCCACCAAACTGGCTTCCGCTTTTTCATCAATAGCTTTTTGCTGATCTCTTAAAGCCTTATTATTTTCAAGAATAGCCTCTGTTTCTTCATGTGTTTTCTTTACACTTTCAGCTGTTGTATCTGTAGCTGTTTTTGATGCAACAGCAGCAGCACCAATTGCAACTGCTAATGCCCCAAGTGCAGTAACAACCATTCCAATAGGATTGGCTGTCATAATCGCATTAAATGCTCCCATTGCTGTAGCTGATTTTTTAAGTGCTTCTGTCACTGTTCCTACTATTGCCATTGTTTTCAATGCTGCAACTGTTATGCCAATAGATATTGCAAGCTTATCAAAGTTTTCAACACAAAAACTCAGCACCTTTACAGCTCCTGGAAGAGCATCATCAATAAGCCATTCGAGTACAGGCTCAAGCTTCTTAATCCCCTTTTCAAGAACATTTCCAAGCTTATCAATCATGCTCTGTATTTTAGGAAGCTTGCTTTCAGTTTTAGTTAATAGCTTATTAACTGTTGGCATCAGCTTTTGTCCAAGCTGTGTAAACATGTTTGCAACCTGTGTCTTAATTTTCTTAAAAGAAGCAGTTGTTGTTGAAGCCATCTTTTTATAAGCTTCTTCTGTAGCACCTGCACTGTTCTTCATCGCATCTATGTTTCTTGTAACACCTTCAATGTTATTAGCAAGTACCTGTGCAGCCATACCACCTTCAGAAGAACTGAACATACCAATAATACTGTCGCCCGTCTGCTCACTGTATTGTCCTAAGATGCCAATAACATCAAGAACGGTATAACCTTCTTCCCTAAGTTCCTGAAAACTCTTTTTCTCGCCCAATACACTTTCTGTAGCATTTTCCAGCTGACTATATAATGTATCGCTTCCTGTTCCCAGCTCCTTAATCATACTATTCAAGTATGTGGTTGTTTCTGCTGTGGCAATACCATTGGCTGTCATTGTTGCATAATATCCACATAATTCATCTAAAGACACACCAAATGTATTGGCGGCAGGAATAACCCTACCCATAGCTGCTGCCAAATCTCCAACAGTGGTCTTACCTTTATTCTGTGTCATTATCAACTTATCAGATATACTCTCTGCATCTGCAGCACTCATTCCGTAAGCATTAATTGCTGTTGTCATGATATCAACTGCTGTTGCTGTATCTGTGAAACCACCCTTAGCAAGCTTCATGGCTTTTGTTGCAAAATCAATTGCATCTGCCTGATCTACACTTGCAGATATAGCCTGATAAATAGATTCACATAATTCATCTGTAGAAACATTCATGTCAGATGAAACCTGCATTATCTTCTTTTTGTATGCTTCAACATCAAGTGCATTAGTATCAAGAAGTGTGCTAACCTTTGCAAAGCTTGTCTCAAAATCTGCTGCCGACTTAATAGCAAGTGTTCCAATTGCTGTAGCTGCAGAAGCAACTGTTGTAGCAATTTTGATTCCGAACTGTGCAACTTCATCTGCCGCCTTGTTAAACTGCGTAGCAAGCTTCTCGCCGTTCTGCTTCGTTTTATCTATATCTTTATTTGTTTCTTCAACACCTGTTAATGCTATAGTTCCAAGCAGCTTAAATACTTCCAAATATAAAGCCTCCTCTCTTTTTTGCATAAAAAAAGCACCCTCATAGGTGCTTTAACATGTGTCTTTAGTTAGAGTTTAAAATTTTTCAGTATGCTTTTCGCATTGTCATAAGCTGTTTTAACTTCTGCATCCGACATAGACAGATTACTAATGCCCTGATGTTGCTGTGGTCTTTGCTCCACCTGTGAGCCATTGACAAGCTCATTTTTCCATGCTGCAAAGGTTAAACTTGAATTGCTGGAAAGATAAGCTAACCATAATTTATTATCTTCTTCCTTTTCAGCTTCTTCATTTTTTCGCTTAACAACATGCTTTACAAAATCATATAATCTGCCTGTCTTAAGCATCCTGTTAATCAACTCATTAGGGCTTGCATACTTCTCATACAGCAAGCCCATAAACTCAACATAGCCTATCCGAGTAATGAAGAAGCAACCCTGAAAGAATCAATGAATCCATCCTGCTTAAATACGTCAATAATCATCTGTACATACACAGGCAGCTTAAGATGTGCAACTTCCTCAACTGTCATACCCGATACAGATGCTAAAAGCGAATAGATATCCTTCTTAGCAACCCTGTAATTCTTTACGACAATTGCAGCAATCTTTACCATAACATCTATGCCAACCTCTTTGATTAAATCATTATTGACCTCTTTTCCTTCAACAAGCCTGTTAATCTCTTTCTTTCCAAAGCAATCTGCAATCTTGTCAATACCAATCTTATCAATAATACCTGCAAGATAATCAAGATCATCTGCTTCAATAGGTCTCAATGTATATGGCTTTTCTACAATAACCTCTGTTTCGGTTTTCACTGTTTCTGTTGTTGTTACTTCACTCATGTTTTATCTCCTCTCTTAAGCAGCTGCTTTATTAGGATAGAAAATGTAAATAGGCAACTTATCAAATACGCCACCCTTAAAATCTGCTGTAGACTTGAATGTTGTAGCGCATACGGATGTTTCCTTATTCTTGTTATCAAGTTCAAGGCCTGAAGAACAGATTGCATTTTCTAAGATTGCAATAATTTCTGTACCATCTGTCATTGTACCGACAAACGCAATGTTATCAAGGTAATCTGATAACTCAATCAATGACTTAGTTTCAATCTGTGTATATCCTTTGATTAAGCTGTCTGCTTCCTTTCCAACAATTGCGCGCTTGATAGACTCAACTGTATGCTGTGCAAGATTAACTTCAAGCGTTCCAGTTTCGCCAGTCTTCTGATTAAGGCCCTTAATCTCAACAGTTGCACCATCAACCTCAATTGGTGTGATTTCAGGAACAATTGAAAGCTTATTACCGCCATTTGTAGCCCCTAGAACATGAGCTTCATCATCTGTCCATGCTCCCGTTACATAATCTCCAACAGCAGGCTTTGTATAGTTATTATCAATGCCAATAAACGATACCCCTGGTGTTAGCTTACTGATCTGAATTGTTGTATCTGATTCCTGTGTTCCGTCTGCAACAACCTTAAGTACTCCTTCAGGCTGTGTTGATGAACCGCCTGTTACTTCAACCTTTGAATACACATACTTAAAATTCTTAAATACAACACCTGCTCCAAGTAAGAAATCATTAGGTGTGTTGCTGTTAATACCTGATTTTCTCATAGTTTTGCTCCCTTCCATTCTTTAACTTTTAAATTAACTGTCATGCTTTTAAGATCCATATTCTCATTCCTAACAGGAAGAGCATTTGCATAAAAAATAGCCACCACTGAACCGCTGTCAGTAGTGACCAATTTCCCTGATGTCTCATCAAACAGTTTTTTTATTTTTTCTTTGCACTGCTCTAATTCCAAAGCAGTACCTCTTGTAAAGCCTGACATAATGAACGTGCTTTCAGACATGCCATCTTCATTAAGCGGCTCTACTTCCTGATACTCACCAACCCAATAAGGATAAGCAAGGTCAGAAGTCCACTCATAATACTCATAATTAATACCTGCATCCGTAAGCAGCCTATCAATTATGCCTAATGCTTCAATTGTCATATCACACCTCATTCACCAATCTTGGCTTTAAATATCTGTTCTGCTCTTCTAATGATAGCAGATTTACTGTCATTGAAAGCTTTCTGCAATGTGTGCTGTGGTCTTTTACCATTAGTCTTATAGAAAGCCTTTCCATGTTTTCCATATACAATAACAACCTTACCGTTAAATGTAGGCTTCTTTTTCCCATTGTAGCCGTCTACTGGAATATACCAAGGATTCTTTCTTCCATCCTTATTAGCCGCCCATTCACCAGTTCCAAGTTCATTCCATATTGCATTTTCAAGACCACTTCCAATTGTTGCTTCACCTTTAGATTCATTTACATTGGCTTTCCATGAATTCGCGAGCTGTCCTGTACCAACAGGTGTGTTTCTAGCTGCTTCTGATGCAATTTCGCCTGATGATTCAAGTAAAAAAGCACCAACAGCATCTTCGATTGCTCTATTTACCATCATTGTATTGTCAATGAATTCAACATCTGCCATATCACTGTCCTCCTGTGTAAGCAAGATATATTTCAAGCTGCTTATGTAAATTCATGGGGTCGTCAATAACCTTTACATCATATATAGCACCATCTATAAGAATCCTGCTGTTTTCAGCCTTTATTCTGCCGTCAAGCTCCTTATAATCTGCTACAAAGATGTGCGTTGATTCCTGAATCTTAGCATTATAGCTTGTATATCGTGAATCACCTGCCTGAAGGTCAATGAATCCTGTAAGAGTGTCAACTGTCTCCCAAGTCTTGACTCTTGAACCTGTGGCATCTTTGGTTGTGCCTGTATTAATCTGAATTATAGCTGTTGTATTGCCGTCTATCCTATTCATACAAGCACCCCCTTAGAATCTTGCTTTCTTGTAAGCATTTAAGAATGAAACATACTTCTTCGGAACACCAAATGAACCATCAATATCAGTTTCGGAAGTATCCTGCGCATATGTGACAGAATGTCTGCTTAATGTTTCTGATTGTATATTCATTTTTGATGTGTCACCGCTGTTTATGTCCTCATTCTTAAGCTTCCATCTGATAATATCCACAGCACCCATCTTAACATCCTTTGGATAGAATATCTTAGTAACAAGCACATGGGATTCATCCGTTAAAGCTCCGTTTAGACCCATACAGCCGTTTTCTAAATCAATACCCGTAATTGTATATAAGCCACCATTAAAGGCAGATTCTGAAAGCTGTACAGTGTCACCAACCTTGAATAAGATTGATGCGTACTGCAAACCGCTTGTAGATGATACATTGCACCTGAATCGTCGGTTTCTATCCTGGAAGTTATTATTGGTATATTTTCTAATCAACAGTTCCAGTGCCTGAAGCTGCGCATCAAGCACAAAATCCGTCTTATCTGTTGTAATAAACTGCCTTAGCTCTTCAATAGTCATTAACATAAGGGAACACCCCCCTTATTTCTTAAACTTAGCAAGAACAACTTTAGCTGCATTAGTAAGTGCAACGCCATAATACTTAGTAGCAGTAATATCATGCTTCTGCTTCTTAGGAAACCACTCATGATCTACCTCTGTATTTTTCTTTAAAAAGATTGTAATTGCTGCCAGCTCATCTTCTGTGTACTCTGTTTCTGTTGAATCAGGTTCCATCTTAAGGACAGGGCATACATAATACTGATTAGCTGCCGCAAGGTCCTTTACCTTGTTTCCAATCTCCAATTTAACAGTAGGATCTACCTTAGCCTGAAGTACAGCCATATTATCAGCTGTTACTGCTGTTCCTGATGATGCATCAACCGCTGCTTTAACAAGTCTAACTTTCTTAGATTTCTTAATCCAAGCTCCAGCAATCTTACCAATTGCACCGTTTACGGCAACACCAGCTGTAAACTTATCAGCTGATAAGAAATTAGGATCTTTAAGAAGTGTTGCTTCCTGTGCAGGATTAATAAACATTACCTTTTCAATACCATCTTCTTCATCAAGGAATGATGTATTAGCATCAACAATTCCTGCATATGAAATCTGTGCAGTACCATCACCTGAAGTCTTCGTTGATGTATAAGCTGCTGCAATTACATCATTATCAACTTTACCTACAATTGACTTTGCAAGCTGTGTTTCAGCCTGTCCGATTGGATTTCCTTTACCTGAATTGATAGCTGTCTGAAGAATTGACACTGCCTTTGCAGCACACTTAATAGTAAATGTTGTGCTTGATGCAGTAAGATTAGTAGTTGGAATTTCTTTGTCAGTATCAGCCGCCGCTTCAACGTCAAAATCGTCTGCATCTCCAATATAATCCCAAGAAGGAACTGTTACTGTATCACCTGGTACACCTTCAAGGGTATCATCAACCTTTGCATATGGTGTAATCTTTGCCTGTGCTATAATCTTGGCTTCAATCATGTCTCCCATGACCTGTGGATTAATAACATCATTTAACTTTGTTGTTGCCATAATAATCACCTTTTTAACCTTTCTTTTTAAGAATTCATTGCTGCTGCATACACTTCAGGATTTTCCTGTGCAATTCTCGCCCTCTCAGCATATGGCTTCTTTAGTAATTCTTCCTTCGTGAGTGTTCCTGTAGTTTCACCATTCGGAAGCTTATTAGGATTTAATACCTGATATCCGTCATTGTTATCAGAAACAGACTCAAACATTGTAGGGAACTGTGTCTTTAAGCCAGAAAGCTTATCACTCCATCCCTTGATATTGTCGTTTTCATCAAGCTCTAATGATTCACCTTTCTCCTTCACCTTTTCATTCAGCTTATATGTAAGATAGTCAACATCTACAGCCTTTTCAGACAACAGTGCAACCTTGATTGCCGACTTAATCTTAGTCTCCTGTAATTCTGCCTGAAGCTGTGCGTTTTTCTGCTCATACTGTGTAAACTTATCCTGCATATCCTCGTTACCTTTAGATGCTTTCTTTAAATCATCAATAAGCTTATTTGCATTTGCAATCTCTGAATCTTTGTTGCTTATAAGAGCATTAAGTTTCTCAATATCAGAGTCATACTTGCCTTTTCCAACATAGTTGCCTTCAGACAAATCTGCATATCTTACATGTTTCAATTTGTCTGATTCTTTACTATTGACCTCTTCAATTTTCGCCTGAACCTGTGAGTACAGTTCTGCTCCTAACAGCTTTTCTAATGTCATATAGTTCCTTTCATTCCTGCCTCTACCTATGTGAAGCAGTATGCTAGTTTATATTCCATAGCAAGGGAATATTTGCGAACAGTTTTTACGCCTTAACGCTTTTTGGGCATATAAAAAAGCACCCTATAATGTATCAACCACAAAAGGCAATTTATCTAACCTTTGTAGCACATCATAAAAAGTGCTTAATTAATCTTTATATTTAATTTTTAGTTAAACATCAGCGAACCTGTAATATAATCGTCTTTCTTAAATTCAGTAGTTGCCCACGCTCCTTTCTTCCCATCTTTTGTGTAGTATCTTGCAAAAGCATAATGTTTGTTTGAGGAACTATATAATAATGTCGTTCCATATCCAACCAGCTTTTGTCGAACTACACCTGCGGAATCATATGGAATATAATTACTTTCTAGTATTGTATTAAAATCAATGCCCATTTTTTCTAAAACTGATTCGACATCATAATATCCAGAAAAATTATTTAATGTAGAATCTGGTGTTTCAATTCTGGAAGCAAAGTATAAAATCCCTGTTTTAGTAGATTTGTTATAATAACAGTAGTTATATCCATATCCCTCAAAAGTACCATCACTCGCAATATTTTTACAAAAGCAGTTTTTTATTTCTATATCTATATTATTAGATTTCCAATTAGTCCAAAGTGTGTTATCAATATAAGTTGAGCGAAAATACATAGCTGTATCATTTCCAGGTAACAATATTTGTGTACAGCGTTTATTGTTAAGTGCAAAGGCTAAAAGATAACTATTTGTAACTCTAGAATTTGGGGTATTAATCCATGTAGCTGTATTAGAAAGATAATATATTCCAGTCTCAGTTATGGTATTCAAATCCGTGTTCGGTTCTAATTCTTTTGCTTTTTTTACTAAAGTAGAAAAAGCTATATTTTTCACTGAATTTTCAAGTGTATCTGATTTAGTCTGCATAATGCCATATGCAGATAATATCTGTTGGTACACATCAGGTGTTGGTTCAACAGGTGAAGCATTTCCAACAGGTGTACCACTCTCAATCTTGTATTTTATCAGTGTTGAAGTTTTAACAGCCCCTGAATTGTCAATACCTCTAACCCCCATGAATAAATGGCACTTATCAACCAATACTTCCATTGGTACAATACATGTATTACCTAACATAATAACTTCATAGGTTTTATTATTTGTAGAAGTAAAGAATACCGCACTCTTTGTAAGTCCATTCCATGCCGAATCAAAATCGACACTTAGTTGAACTGTTTTCTTGTCGCCTGCTGCAACTGTTGGTGTATCTGTTGGTATTAACTTCTGGTCTTGCGTAATTGCACTTATTGTTGTCATATTTTATTCCTCTCTTATTTTTAACTTAGGGATAAGCTATCTGAATAAATCCCATGTATTTTGAAGGTTTTACTTCCATTTTTAGTTGACCCACCATAAAATCTTATTGATTGGCTCATTTCTGTATCAAAGTAATATGCAAATGTAACATTAACAGAATCTTCTATATTGTCTGGTTCAGTCCTTCTCATATATGATGATGAATACATTTCATTATCAAGCAAGCAATTTAATTCTGTTGAGCCATAATCATTAGTACTATCACATCTAATCACCGCATTTAGAATGATGAACCCTATACCTTTGACATTTATAGTTTTATCAAATATAGTTCTTGTTGACGCAGAAGATGTTTTATCAAAAGAATAGATTTTTGTGGGAATTATTGTCTTGCTGGCTTTGTCCTTATCTAAATCAACACCATCAAATGTTCTGATTTTTTTAAATTCAGCAGGTATAACACATTCAAATTCATCCTTTTCTGATACCTTTCCGAAAGCAATTCCCCTTCCCGTGTCTCTAAAATCTATCAGTGTAAATGCAGTTGATACCTGAATAACTTTGGTGGTTGTACCAAAATCATCAACGGCTACAAGCTGAATATCATATGCATTATCAACATCAGCAGCTATAATCACATTAGAATTCCATGTATAGGTCCTCGTATAGGTTGTATGTGTGGTATAACCTGCTGCATTCTGTATTTTGTATTGTAAGGTGAATGTCTTGCTATTCTTATTGTTCAAGGCTGTTATTAAAGCATTGAATATAACCTTTATATATGCCCCTTCTTCATTGGCTGTGCCATTGGATGTACACCTATAAGCTGTTAGTACCTCAATAACGGGTGTTGAATAGTCAATAACATTGATATTTACCGTCTTTGTTATCGTCCTGCCTCTGCTGTCAGTAACAGTTACATTAATTGTATTTGTGCCTGCTTTAGTAAGAACATCTGTGGTTGCCCCATTAAAAGCATAATTCTCACCATTGGCAGTTATCTTATAACTTTTTATTGTACTGGAATAACAACCTGCCGCTGTAACTGTAACTTTAACCTTAGATTTATTCTGTACATAAGCACCATATGCAGTTTCATATTCATATGGGTCTCTGCATTCTATAGCAGATATCTCTGGTGCAACACTTGACGAAACTGTGGCAGTAAATGTTATTGTTTTGCAACCAATAAGGCTGTCACCAAATGTATACAAATAAAATGTAATGCTTGCACTTGTGTTGTTTGGAATCTTATTCATTAAATCAGTTGGTACAGTCCATGTATAACTATCAGCAAATCCCTCTGTTATTCCAACCTCATCTCCACCATTAAACGAATAATACAAATGATGTGTAAAGTTATCTGACGCTCTATTTGTGTATATTGTGATATCATCTCCAAAATCAACATTTGATGTATCCAATGATGGCTGGGAAGCTCTTGAAATATGTGTTGTTGATATTGTGAATTCATTTGAATCTGAACTAAAAGTATCATGTTCAATATAGCATTCAAGTGTTACATCCAAATCTCCTTCTGAATTATGTATTCTTGGTCCCCATGTATCTTCTGCAACATATATTCCATCATTTGTGATTTTATCGTCTGATGTTAAATTATAGGTATACCATTCACTAACATCTCCTACGGATGTTTTTAATCTGTAATAGACAGTTCCTGAGCCGTAAGTGGTGTAACCTGTATTGATTCTATAAATGAATATCTGAGTTCTAAATGTAGATGTATTATCAGAAACACTATAGTCTGTTTCCTCTATTCCAATCTGATATGCAATATACTGATTGCTTGTACCATAATCACCTGACCATTCCATTTGTTTCACCACCTATCTTTAATATTTTTATATTAATTCTCATTAGCATCTGTTTCCGTTTTATCAACAGCTATATTGTACTTATCAAGTAAACTTAATAAGGTTGTAATTTGTGCTGATAATCTGATTAATTCATCAACATTCAATCCTTCTGTCTCCTGTCTTGTCTGCAATATCTCAATCTGCTTCAAGATTATTTCTTTTTCTTTCATTTGAACACACCTTCTTTCTTAGCATTAAAAAAGACCATGATAAAAACATGGTCTTAATACTCTAATATTTAATTGCACTAAAAAGCACATTGATGCGAATACTCATTATTTGCCTTTTAAAAAATCATATACATATCCCAATGTATCATGTGATATCATAAATTCAACCAAATCATAGTTTTCATCATCCAACAAACGCATATAATCATCAAATTCCGCTTCATTTTTTAACTCATCTGCTATCTTCCTTGATATTTCCTTTTCGACTTCATCATAAGAAAATGGCCACTCATTCGTTATTTTTTCTAATATCTTATTAGCTTCATCATATTTCTCTGATGAAGCTAATAAAACATATTTCCCATAATCGGTATTCATCCATAAATCATCTATTTTCTTTTTTCGTTCTTTATCCATAATACCTCCTACTCTTCAATAATACATTCAAGAATAATTTTTCTATTTGATGTTCTATTATTTTCAATTTTTGAACCAACTATTTTTAACTTTGTATTTCTACCAAAAATAATTTCACTCTCTTTATTATTTGTAGTTACATAACAATTTGTTCCTTTAGGTACTTTAATATCTAACCTTATACCTTTTTCCTGCATTACGTTTTCAGTTACAACACCGCTTGTACTTAAAAACCCTTTTTCAATATACATGTGCCCATCTTTTATATTGTTTGGTATATCAGCAATTGAATTCCAATATTGTTCCTTATCCATCTTTAAACCACATGAAGGAACTTTAACACCTGTAATTGCTTCAAGTGCATCATCTTTAACAAATCTCGTCACCATTATATCATCATTTAAGGTATGTGTATTAATTATTCCTTGCAAAGTATCCGCAATTTCTTGATAATTATCAGGAAGTATCTCACCATTTCTTAACATTGCATTCATTTTTCTTGCATTACTTGAATTAATATATCCACTTAAATGACTTCTTCCATAAACAATGCTTCTTTCTTCTTTGCTTATGCTATGCTTCATTTTTTTGAATTCTTCCACTGTTAATTCTTTGAAATGCCTTGAATCAACATTCTCTTCTGATATTCCCAAATACTTAGCCTTATATTCCTCAAAATCCTTTGATTTATCCAAGCCAAAATATTCAGCCCTTTCCTTTAGGATGTCAAGTTCCTTATCATCTAAAGCCCATCTTGCCCTCTGTAACAAAGCACAACGGCAATTACATACATTGGCAGCAGAACCACCAATACCAGGTGCTTTCATCTTTTCACCGCCAACAATGAAATATTCGTCAAGCTCCTTGATTTGCCCGTCTGCCTGTGCATGTGCGGGTCTTGTGTTACCGTCTAAGGCTGCACACCACTGTTTCAACACATCAGCTCCCTTTTTCTTGGCAGCTTCCTGTGCATCCATTGCGGATTGGTTCTGAATCCTATGCCCTTCTGTCCTTGCAATCCTGATAGAATTATTCTTTGCCTTATTGAATCCAAACATGTCAATAGTGCTGTTCATTCCCAAGCTTATCTTCTCGCCTATCTCATTCCAAGATGAGCCGTTTGATACACCTCTTGACACTTCTGCCCTTATACTTGTCTTAAGCTTCTTTACATCTTCACCTAATCTGTCATAAAGGCTCTTAGAAAGCTTACTGTCTATCTGCAATGCCTTTAAAACTGCATTCTGGTCTATTGGAACAATTAAAGGAATCCCTTGTCCTGCAATATCATATATAGCACCAACATAGCCGTTCTGATAACACCTTGTAAGGTAATCGGAAATAGTTGCATATTCCCCTGATTGAAGCTGCGCAAGTGCTGTTTCAAGTTGTGCCCTAATTGCGTTCTGATACTGCTGCTGGTATATAATAGCCTGTATATTCTCCATATCCGTTCTAGTGGATAATTGGGATATATTTACACTGCAATCCTTTATTGCCTGCTTAAACACCTGCTGAAGCTCTTTAAGTACCTGCTTCTCATTATTAAGTTGTGCTTGTAAGATTTCCTTCTGTCTGCCGTTCATCTACTACAACCCCACTTAATACTTTCTGTGCTGTCATTGTTTCCTGTTCCTCATTCTTAGGAAGCTTATCCTTTATATCTTCATAAGAAATATCCAACTGCTCACAAATCAACTGGAGTACTGTTTCATCATCCAATATCTGTGCAAGAGTCATTATCACATTGATTTCTGTCTGCCTTGTCTGTGCTTCTGTTAATGCTATCTGTGCATTTTCCTGTGCATTTGACATAACTTCAGGCTCAAAGCTGAAATACACATCCTTCATCTGATAATCAGTCTTATTAATATCATTGATTTCAGCAAGTACAGGCTTTATCAGCTTTCTTAAAAACTGCTTAAGCCTTACTATCAGCTTGTTTGCTTTTAGATCCAGCAGAGAATATGCAGCTTTAATTGCAATATTAGTTGTTGCGCTTGTGTCCTTAAGGCCTGCCGTATTAAGACCAAATCCAAATCTGTATATATTCTTCTCATCAAGCTCAAGCTTTATCTTTCTTGCTTCATACGGAATATCTACAGTCTTTATCTCAACCCCTGCGCCTGTATCTGTGCTTTCCATTCCTATCATTTTCTTGGTTTTAATGTTCTGCTGCAATTCATCAAGATTATCACCCTCAAAGCCCTTAACAACATGGATTGGTGTATCAAAATCAACCAGGTTGTTTGACAATGAACAGCTATGTAAATCATAATCATCTATCAGGTCCTTAATTGTCTTAAGGCAGCTGAACTGTTTCTTGTTATTATCAAGCCTGAAAAAAGGAATGAATCCAAAACCGTCATAATAGGTCTTTTCATCATTCCCTTTCTTGTATAATGTATGTGGCTTAGGATTGATTGGCTCTGATTTATCTGTATCAATCTTTCCTTCTCCATCCTGAACATAGAAATATGTGTTTTCTTTATCCCATACCTGAATTCTTTTTATCTTCTTATACGATTTTTCGATACGGTCAACATACCAGTAAATCACATAAGCACATCCATCATCTGTATCTTTTTCTCTTACCTCAACAACACTAATGCTATCCGCACACATAAACGACAACCTGTCTTCTGCGTTCTTGTATGCATACATGTAATCAAAGCCCTTCGTCTGACACCCTGTCAGCACTTCTGATAATTCTGCTGTAAAATCTTCGTTCTCGTTGAAGTAGGAATCTAATTCTTTCTGCAGCTCTGGAATATCTGATTTAATAAACCCTTCATCACCCGAAAGAATATACTGAGTACATTGGTCTACAAGCTCTGTAAAGAATGGATGGCTTATCTTGATATTGCTTCTTGTTGTATCTTCAACAAGCTCTCCGTCAGAATTGTAATAGAATAGCCTGTACTGCTTAATATCATGGTCTGCTTCATAGTAAGCCTGTCCTTTTCTTGCAAACAGCTTTCTATCAGAAGCGGCATCATCCTGTATAAATTGTCGTATCTCATCAATTGTTAACATTTATATTCCCCTTTCATCAGCTTAAACCAATATTCTTTTTCTCTTGCGCCATTTTTCAATACCATATCTTAGTGCAGCCATAGCATCATCCTGAAAAGCAACTGGCTCATCCAGATATTCACCTGTCTTTTCGTCTTTCTTCCATTTCCATTGCTGCAGCTCCTTTATGGTATTAACGCAGGAAGGATGTACTCTTATTATTCGCTTGATAACCTTATCCTTACGAACAACACCCTTTAACCAGTCTATCTGTGCCTTAACAGAGCCATTAGCACCACCTTTATCAACACCCTTTGCTCTATATCCTGCGTTTTTCCACGTTTTAATTCTGTCAGGCTCTGCAGAATCACACCACATATCCTTGTTTGTCGGAATTTCTGCTTCCTGTGCTAATGGTATAATCTCGGCTGTTTCTTTTTCAAATACATACACTTCTTTCAGAATGTATATATTATCATCTTTAATACCAAGAAGAAGAATTGCATTTGCATGATTGAAACCAAAATCCTGACCGATTGCAATATCATCATAATCATTCAGATTCTGTGATATATCCGCAACTTCCCAATTGTGAAGAATAAGACCGCCAATCTCTCCCCATTCTCCAAGACCATATATCTGATATCCTTCTGGATCTACAAGTTTTCTTCTTTCCATACGCTGCCTGTAGGCATTGTCAATAAACCTGTTTCCAAGATATGTACTGTGATGTGTCAATACATTACTATCTGGAATATCAAAAAAGACCTTCTTTATCCAGTGATTCTTATTCACAGGATTGAAGGTCATTCTTATCTGATAGAATTGCCCTGGTGGAAGTTCACCTCTCAATCTATCATCTATTATTTCAAAATCAGCTTGTGTGATTTCCGTTGCTTCTTCAATCCACACATCTGTCAGTTTGCCTTTTTGAAATGTAATTGACTTCAGTTTTTCGCGTTGATTTTCATCATTTACACCTCTAAATATTATCTGATTACCATTAGAAAGACATGTAAGCTGTAAAGGGCTTTGTTTAATGTTCCAATATCTTTTAGCCTTATCACCAAACATGCGATAAACAGCACCTGTAAGCTCTGCATAAGTGCTATCACGGTTTGTTATGTCCGACTTACGAATACATACAAGGTTGCGCCCCTTATCCTGCATCAGCCTTAATATATAATTCTGCGCTGTGTCAACACTCTTCCCTGAACCTGCGCTGCCTTTCATAACTATGTATCGTTTATGGCTTTTATCAACTTCCTTGAAGCAAGGATTCATTGGAATATTTATATTCATAAGCAATCCGCTTCTTTAAATGCCTTTTCAAGCTTTGGAAATTGCTTTGCAATCCAATCAACAAGCTGTTCATTTCCGCTGTAATCATCAAGCCCTGATTCATAAAAAAAAGCATGAATAATCTCATGCCTTAATACTTCATCAAATCTTATTTTCTTTACACCTGTAGAATCATCATCCTTCAACATTGAGCCAGCATTTCTAATACTTATTTGCTTGTCATATTCCTTGCACAAACCATCAAGCTCTGTCTTCTCAAGCGTATCATCAATCTCAATGCTATATTCAGTTCCTAATATATTAACCTTCTTCATTATCCCCATCTCCATAATCAACTGTAATATTCAGTTCCATATCAACATCAGTTTCAATCTTATCTGTATAAAGACCATATCTCCTGCCAAGTAATTCAGCAGCTTTCAGCCTTTCCTTCTCTGATGGTTCTTTAAGGACTGTCCTTGCTTCACTGCAACCATCACCTATTCCCTCTACAACTATTTCCGTTGACTGACTTTTACCTCTCATAACAGAAGTAAGATACTTAAGAACTTCGTCCTGACTTGCAATAAGCTCTGATTCCTTTTCAGCCATTAGTTCTGCAAGATACTTCTGCCCCTCAACATTCTTCAACAGCCTTTGTCCTTGGCTGTAAGCTGTCTTTTTTGAATAACCTGCACGAATCGCTGCTTGAGTTGCATTAGCATCAATCAGCCACTCTTTATAAAATTGTTTTTGTTTATGATTCAATGCCACTCAATCACCACCCTTCAAAAAGCCTGTCAGGTAAAGGAGGTTCAAACCCTGACAGGCAAGAAAAAAGACATGAACCCTGCTCATTAGATTCATGTCTTCAAATCGAATTATAAACTTTTACTGTTTGAGTATAACAAGCAAATTTCTTACATTCAAGGGCAATTTTAGGAAACATTCGGCAACTTTAGGAAATATTAGGCAAAAGTAGGCAATTTACTCTATTTTTGTCCTCATTTTTCCTTTTATTCAATATCCGTTGCACATTTGCCAATGCCCTTCCATGAACTGTTGTTACCCACCTGTACGACTTATGCTTATATTCAGCAACATCTTCAAGTGGCATAAACTGAATATATATCATATGCAGCACATCATATTCCTGAGCTGGTAACTGTTCAATAGTTCTTACAATCTCGTTATGCTTGTTAATCAAATCCTGCTTCTGTTGAATCAGCTCTTTTTCAATGTCAACATAGTTTATCACGGCAGTAGCCATTGTGTCTGCTGCTCCTGATGTTTTAACCTTATCCCCAAGAACAGGCGCTGAAGTATTATCTGCAAGCTCTTTCCATTTAACAATTTCAGCATCTTTGTTTTTTATCATCATATTAATTTTCTCAATCTGTGATAAATATTCTTTAGCTTTCACCTGATACCACCTCCTTTATTTTATCTAGTTACATATATATGTTCCGTCTGCTGCCACACTCTTAGAACACTGCTCACAACAGATATATTCACATAAATATTTATGGCGTCTTCTGCTCACCCTTTCACCTCTCATTTTCCTTTTTGAATAAAAAATACCAACCATCAAATAATGACGGCTGGCTTTATATTTTTTATTCATATCTTGTTTTCATTATGCCTTTTATTGTATCCAATGATATATTATCTGTCGTTTTATAAAAAACACCTCTATATTCGCGTCCCACATCAAACTCCGCTCTTTGAACTATAGAATCACTTATACCAAAAATATTACTTATTGCTTCAGGCACTCTTCTTAATATAGTTCGTGAGCTTGCACAATTTTCTAATTCATCATCAAATAAAACAGACTCACTTTCCAAAAAATACTTTATTTTTTCTATGTTTTCATTAACGATTCTCTCTGCACTAACAAGAAATTCATCTTTCATCTGCTAATACCTCCTTATATTTATATTATATCCGTCATTATTTAATTGTCAAAGAACAATACTTAGGCAAATCTTAATTGCCCTGTCTTTTCCTCGTTTATACTGCAGTTAGGCATTCTCTGCGCTATACATAATTCTTTAAGGTTAGCCCTTACCAGTGCATTTGGTACCATTGGACTAACAGAATTGCCACATCTCTTAACCTGCTCCGCTCTTGGATATGTCTTTCCTGTGTAATCATGGTCGATTATGTAGTCGCTTGGAAATCCCTGGCACCCATACAGTTCCCTAGGCTCTAACATTCTTAGTCCTATATCAACAATCTGGTAGTCTGTCCCTTCTATGGTTACAAGACCAAACCGGTCCTTTGTGGTAATTGTATCAAGAGGATGTTTAATATCCTGTCCTGTAGCATCTCCATAATACTTAACCAGAAATGCCCTTACTTCTCCAAAATGTCCATCGCCTGCTGTTATCGTTGGAAGAGGTTTCTTTATATTTCTTCCGTCACAATGGTTATTCATCTGTATAAGACTCGATAAAACCAGTCCATATCTATTAGAACCATCTATAGTCATAACCGGATTATCTATCGTCTGACCTCTTACCTCCCCATTAACAGTCTCAGAATGGTATTGAATCAATGTTGGTGCACACAAATAATGTTTGCCGCTTCCGACAATGGTTGGTAATGGCTTATTGATATCATGGATCCTTGGCAACTGTCCTGTTCTTTCGCCATACCCAATAGGCACAATAAAAGGCTCTGGATTATCCAAAACAAATTTCTTTAAGCCTCTTGCGATTCTTTCCATTGTCTTAGGTGCTAATGGTCTTACCGCTTTTATTCCATATTTCTCTTTTATCTGTTCAGATGTATCAAATATGCTGGGGCATGGTCTGCTAAAATCTATCTGTGTATATGCTCCAACATAAGGTTTTAGCAGTCCCTTTTTCACATCTTCGCTGTCTGCCTGTGCATGTGTAGGCTCTGGCCATATAATAGGTCTCTTGTCACATCTTGCAACCATAAAGAATCTCTTTCTCATGGTTGGCGCTCCGTAATCTGCTGCCACAAGCTCCCTGAACTGAACTTCATATCCTAAATCCTGCAGCTGGTTTACAAATTTATTAAATGTCTTGCCCTGCTTTGTTTTTATTGGATGATGCCCTCTGTTCAGTGGTCCCCATGTCTTGAATTCTTCTACATTCTCCAACATGATTACTCTAGGTCTTACCAGTCCAGCCCACCTGCATGCTACCCATGCAAGACCTCTTATATTCTTATCCTTTGGCTTGCCGCCTTTTGCCTTGCTGAAATGTTTACAGTCCGGAGAAAACCAGGCAAGCCCCACAGGATGCCCATTACATGCCTGCACTGGGTCTACCTGCCATACATCTTCACAGTAGTGTTTTGTATTTGGATGATTTGCTCTGTGCATTGCAATAGCTTTAGGATCGTGATTAATTGCTATATCAACACTATAGCCTGTAGCCTCTTCTATCCCAGTGGAAGCTCCACCTCCACCCGCAAAGTTGTCAACTATCAGTTCTCCGTTTATCATATTTCAACACCTCAGTCTTTCATCCGTACTTCTGATATGAAACTCAATTCCAGTTTCTTCCGTCATTTGCTCCGCTATCTCCTGCCACTGCATGTACCCGTCTGAAAGGCTTTCCGTGTATTCAGAAAACTTATTCTTAAAATCCATAAGTCTTTTATTTCCAAAACCGAATGCATCTCGTAATGAGTAGCAGCTCATTAGCAATACTGTGTCAAATATCGTATTCTTAGTCTCTTCAACAAAAGCTTCAACCTGTCCTTTTGATACCTTAATAGGAATATTCGTTATATTTCTGAATTCAAGTTCTTTTTCAAGAGCTTCAATCCCTTTTTCCTTTGCAATCCTCAAAGCGTAAGCCATGCCTTCCCTTCTTGCAGATTCTTCCTTGTTGTTTCTCATTTTCTTTTACCTCATGTCATTTATTCCCTACTAACATTATTATCAAGCAAACTGTTATAATAATCATCAGACTGCTTAGGTCTCTGTTGATAATTATTAAATCTGTTTGCATCAGGTGTGTGCTGCCTCTTAAAATCTTCTTCACACCATTTAGCAACTGTTTCAATGGTTATGTTAGAATACCTTTTAGCTCTAGTTATTCTTTCGTCAACAAAGGCTTTTCCATACTTTTCAACTAAAGAATCATAAGTAATAGATTGTGTGGGGGAAAGAGCTTCTACTCTCTCACTCTCCTTCTTATCTAATCTAATCTCATCTTCTCTCTTCTTATCTGAAACAGCGACGTCGGACGATTGTGTCGTCTGACAGTCGGACGATTGTGCAGCCAATTCCTTTTGCCTTTGCCTTCTTTCCTGCTGATATATTCTATCTCTTTCTTTTTTCTTCTCATAAGAATCTAGTGATTGGTGTTTATCCCAATTGGGAATTGTAATAACATTATCAACCACTTCAACCATTCCAAACTGTTCAAAGGTCTTTAATGCAAGCTGCACAGTACTTTCCTTGCGCCTAAAGATTGTTGATAGCATCTTATCAGTATATGCAATCCTGTTATTCATCAGGAACACACCACTATTATTCATTTTCCCTGCCAAACATAGAAGTTTAAACCATATAACAATAATAGAATCTGCTTCAGGAAGGCTTTCAATTAGCAACATTTTTTCATCATCAAATATATCTGTTGTTATCTTTATCCACTTCACATCTGCCATAACTATTCACCTGCCCGCATCCTTTTCAGCGTTCTGTTCTGCTTTACTTCAATCCAATTATCAATCTCATTTTCAGAAATTGCATACATCTGCTTTAACATTTCTATGCAGATAGTCACATCTGCTATTTCTTCCACTAAGTGATCCTTATCAGGCTTACCCCTTAACTCTTTACTTACAGCCTGTGCTAGTTCACAACATTCTTCCATGCATACAATTGATTGCTGCTCTTTTCCGTACTTATCTATAGAAGATGCTATTATCTCATCATTCATCATCAACCACCTTCTTTTCTCCATAAGGTGCAGGCTTTTCATCCCTGTACATCCAGGCAATAACCTTTCTTTCAACCCTGGATGTTCCAAGATTCCATTTACCCTTATCATTAATATAACTTTCAGTTACATTCCTTGAACCGCTTGCCATAAATTCATATGTCGCCCAGCAATCCCTATACGGAACAGGAAGTTCATCTTCAACCTTTATCCAATCTCTCATGATTTCTGCACCTTCTTTCTGAATAACTCACCCTTACACCAAAAATAGTGGTCTGTAGGCATGTAACCTTCAATTACTGCCTTTTGATTGCATATGTATTTGCCATTATCATCACCGCTGCAATTGTTGCACTGTTCGCAACAGCTATGACCTGATAAATGCTTATTCCTTCTTCTGCTCATGCTTACCCTTTCTATCCTTCAAATCCTTCAAATACTGTTCCTGAATATCATCATCATCAAATGTATTTTGAGTTACACATATGATTCCAATTGCACTCACAACAGTTATAGAACCAATTGCAATAATAAATCCCATCAATAGAAACTCCTTGCGTAATGTCTAAATGTATCTTCATTTTCTCTTCTGACATCCTTTACCTTCTTATCACCTGCAAGATCAGGATACTGTTCAACAATCTTTCTTCTTGCTCTTCCTACTGTTTCTATGGATGGCAAATGATAAGCCTTCATGTTCAACAAGAAATTAGGCAGCGACATTGAATCAATGTTGATTCCTTTCTGTGCGCCAATATGCTTGATAACATGGTAATACAGTATATTGTCAGAATTTCTTGCCTGAGGATGCTCCTCAAGAATATTCTTTACAAGATTATGTATTGTCTTTAAGTCTTTTATTTCCATGCTCTACACCTCACTTATAATAACTTCTGTTCTAGGATTCTCTTTGTCATATTCAACCCTGCTTCCATCCATTGTTGCTATAATCTTGGAATTATCATCAATAACAACTCCATGATGTACAAGCACATCACATAAAGCTTCATGCAGATTGCAAAGGTCAACCCTTCTTCTTGTTGGCATATAATATACAGCCCGAACATTTACAGGTTTGTCTATAGTTTCAATCTGCGGCATAAATGCTGCACAATCCTTTTCATACTGTTTGTACAACTTACTCGGTATAATCATTGGTCTACCACCTAACATGATAATCTGCTGGCTATTCTTCTTTGTCCTCGGTGGAAGCGGTATTGTAAATTCTGCTATCTTCATATATTCAACCCTTCTAACTTCATATTCATTTCCTCTTTAAGCTCTTCAAGTATCTTAATAGCTTCACTAATTGGAGTTTCTCCTTCGGACAGCTTATTCGTTGCCTTATGCTCATATATGCCCTTTACAGCATTACCAAGACTTCCATAATAGCCAATAGTGCTATAAATAGTGTTACCTTCCTTATCTTTCTTGTGTGTATTTTTCTTGGCCGTATAACTCATTGCATCTATATCAACAATATAATCATCATCAATTCTTACCATATTTCTCCTTTCCGACAGGGAACAGTGACCAACTGCCCCTGTCTGCACATATATTTTTCAAGAAGGCTGCTACTGTGATATATTTCCCCTTCAGAAGTGCTTTAAGAAATAACTGTAATATATGGATACTCCATAAGTTCTTTCTGTAAATATTCCTTGATTCTCTGTGTTGCTTCCATCTTCCAAGCACCGCCATCAGCTTCAAAGATAGCACACACAATACCTTCGTATTTATCCTGCTTCATTCTAAATATAAAATCTGATGCAGGCTGTTCTACTTCTAAGAATGTTCTATAAGGTGTAAGTCTGACAGGATTAGGTACAAGCGCATCACTCTTAGATGCAATACCTGTCTTGACTGTAGCCTTCTGTGTTACTCCATCATCACCATATTCAGCTACAGTTCCAGCTTCAACAGTACCTGCAAACTTAAGCACCAATGACTTATCGCATTCATTCATGAACTTTGACTGTAAATTAATACAGAACTTTTCCTGATCCATGAAGCTATTAAAAGTAAAATCTGGCACTCTTGCAGATACCTCAACGAGATATTCACGATTTCTATTATCATCAAGCTGGCTAAAAAATCTTACCTCTGTTGGACTTGTTACCTCAATGATCATCTTGCCTGCCATAATATCAATACCGCCCTTAATGTAATCTACAAGGCTTGTAAGAGTATGCATTGTGATAGCATCTGCTCTTGGAATGTCCTTATGTAACAGATACAACGATTTATCCGAATATGTCTGAACCTTTCCATCAACATTAATGTCCTTAACCTTTGCTTCACTTAAACCAACTATGTACTGTAATGCTTCTTTAATCATAAATTCACCTTTTAACCTTTCTTACATAACACTTGCTTTTCTAAAATCAACGACAGAATTATCATTAAGAATTTCACCTGTCGACTGGTCCACTATTAATTTCTTAGATTCTTCCCCATGCTCCTGCGGGTCGACAAAATCATTGAATGACATCTGTCCTTTAATCTGCTTACCATATTCCTCTGCATACATTTCACCCGTCTTAAGGTCTTTGCCTATAGAAAAGGCTGTTTCCATTGGTGCCTGTGGCGCAAGCTTCTCTACCACTTTAACATCAACCTTAACATCATCTCTGTTTTCGTTCTGAACAAAGTCCAGAGAAATAGTTATCTTTCTTTTTACTTTGTAAGATGTATTCGCATCCTGTAAATTATCAATTACCTTTTCAAAGGCCTTATTAAACTTTTCCTGTAATGCGCCACCTAATATGCCCTGTAACTCAACTGTATTCATATGCTTGTTCCTCCCTTAGATTAATTGCTTCCAAACAATGCCATCTGTGCATCTGCTGGCGGCTGTACTGTTCCAGAAGTTTCAGGACCTGTCTGTTCCTGCTGTGGTGCTTCCTGCGGCTGCTCCATATCAATGATAGAATCATCATTTTCAACATAATCCTTAGTTCCATCCTCATTAATAACCGCCATATCGCCATCAAAAGCCATCTGCATATCAATAGACATGATTCCCCACTTGCTGATCAGCTGTCTTAACATGGTCTTGTAAGCCATACCGTCAAAATTCTTTTCCCAAAATGTATATCCCTTCTTTGCCTTATATCCTGGTGAATACTTGATTGCATGGGCTTCCATCTGCTCTTTACTCCAATAAATAGCCTTTCTGAATCCATTGGTAAGCTCGAACATTGCATAATAACCTACTGTTGGAAGTGCTTCTCTCTCATTCCACTTATTAATCATTAAATTAACCTGAATATCCTCATTCATTGGGTCGAAGTATTCAAGCTCACCTTCTTTGATAGCAAGTACATTAAGCTTCTTATACTGTCCTGATCTGATAGCAAGCTGAATATATCCTTTATATCCAAGCTGAAACTGTGCAACCTTGCCCCTGTTTTTATCATTAAATGGCACCATATAATAATGTCCTAACTGTGGGGATGGTGAAAGCTTTAATGACTCTCCCAAAAGGGCTGCTGATAAAATACTCTGATTAGTACACTCCTGAAGTGTTGGATTCGTATTTACAGCTGATACAATGGATGCAATAAACTTCTGACCATCCTTGCCGCCTATGATACTGTTAATCTGATTCTTTACAGCATCCTGTGTAAGATATGCTGTAAGACCTAATCTCTGATTCTGCTTCTTAACTAAACTGTTCTGAACTGCCATATTATTCACCTAATCCTTCCATAACCGACTTTAAAATATTCTTAAACACATCCCCAGCCTGCATCTTAGATTCCTTTATTATCTGTTCATCTGACTTCTTGGAATTTTCCACAATCTTATCAATCAATTCTTCTGCAGCTTCCTTACCATACTTTTCCTCAGTCGACTTCCTAAATGCTCTTAAAATGCTTTCAATTTCACAGCAAATAACAGCTCCATTGCCATCAATCACAATTGTTTTTATATCTACATGAATCATTCTGCTCACCTAATCCTTTCTAAATTGATTTAAACTCTATATTTCTGCTGTTAAAGAAACTCTTAAGTGCAAGGGCCTCTTCTGTTGTAAGCAATGCCTGAAAAGCTATCCACTGTCTTGCAGGTGCAAAGGCTTTTGCATCCATTTCCTCATCAACGACTGGTGGAATAAATTCTTCTTCAGTTACCGTCTGTTCAGCAGCCTTCCTTGCTTCTTCCTCTGCCTTGCGTCTTGCCTGCTCTGCTTCCATTTCAGCCTTCTTCTTAGCCATATCTGACAGCCTGTGGGCTTCATTTAGGGCTTTTCCTATGTCAAGGGTAGAAATGTATGTCTGCTGTGCTTCAAAGCTGTATTCAGGCAAATCAGCAAGTATAACCATTTCATTCTTAAACTTAGCAATAGCTTCATTAATCACATCCTGAATTGACTTCATGGAAGTTGAAGCATTAAGCCACTTGTTATCAAATATTTTTTCAAAAGAAAGACCTTCAGGAACATCACAGTTATCCCAATATTCCTTAATAGCTTCCATCTTTTCAGACTTCTGCTTTTCCTCATACTCCTTAACCTGCTTATCAATTACAGCAACAGGCTTGTCTATAATGCCGATAATCTCATTAATCTTCTGCTTAAAATCATTAAAGGGCTGCATGTATTCCCTTTCCCTTCTGATTCTTTCATCATTAAGTGCTTTCTTGAGCTTATTAAGATTAGCCTTATCAGCCTTTGCCTGCTTAATCTGGTCGTCCGTATACACTAATGTTTCATACATGGATACCTTCTCTGTAAGTTCCTGCTTAAGTTCCTCATAATTGAATGTAATCTGTTCAGGAACTGCCACCTCATTAACCTTTAATTCCATTTCATTTACCTCACTTTGTTTCTATTTCTCACCAATATCAACTCTTTCATAAGTCTTATGACCATGTGAAATAGAAGAATATATTGATGCTTCCGTTGTATTACAGATTTTCGCAAGTTCCCTTGCTGTATCCGCAATTGCTTCAATTAAACTGTACTTGTCATTTGTTACCTTGATATACACCTTCATTGCATTACTCTTTCCTAAATCACATCAGGAAGTACCAATGCAGGTTGCTTTCCTGTTTTCACATATTGCCAAAATTCCGAGCCTTTCTGCATCAGATAATTAATATCTTCCTGGGCTTCTGTTCTTTCAATCTTGTAGTGTTTGGTTTGCAAATAAACTTCGCCATTGAATTCAGATTTAAGCTGTCCTTTTAATACACAAAAATCTGCTTCCAGCACAGCCATGTAAAAACAGCATTGGCAATAATAATTCATAGGTATCTGGTGATTCCATTTCTCTTTCTGCATAGATTGCAGGATATTTGTTGTCTTAATCTCTAAAATACCTTTTCTGCCTGTCTCTTTTTCCGTAAGCCATCCGTCCAAAGAAGCCTGCGCCCAAGGATACTTGTTATTCCTGAAAGAATTATTTTCTATGTAATGCACTTCATACTGTGGAAAATCCAAAGCAAATAATGCTCTAAGATGTTCTTCTGCCTTTGTTCCATACAGTACATATGGTTCATTGGAAATATCCTTCGCCTGAGCTTGTCCTGTCTTTTCCATCCATAAATCAATGTTAGACTTGTACGGATTACAGCCAACCACAGCACTTATCTCAGAACCACCTATGCCATTAATACGATTAGCAAGCCATTCTTCCCTGCTATTAAGAATTTTCATGTCAACGCTCAACAAATTCACCATCTTTCAGCTTATAGAATGTATCCTCTTTGATACGCTCACCATCCACATATTCTGTCTTTACACATTTAGGAATCCAAATAGCATTTCCTTTTTTGTCATATTCGCCTGTTCTTACCCATTCAGCCAAAGTGATCCAGCTTCCTTTCTTTGCCCTGGCATAAGAATTATAGCCAGCAGCCATTACAACTGAGTTTTCACCACTGGATGTTATCTGTGCGAAATCTCCACTTGAACCTATCTGTGCGTAATTTCCACTTGAACCTATCTGTGCGGAATCTCCACTTGAACCTATCTTTGCGGAATCTCCACTTGAACCTATCTGTGCGTAATTTCCACTTGAACCTATCTTTGCGAAATCTCCACTTGAACCTATCTGTGCGTAATTTCCACTTGAACCTATCTGTGCGTAATTTCCACTTGAACCTATCTTTGCGGAATCTCCACTTGAACCTATCTGTGCGTAA